TTGAAGCAAAATACCTCACAGTATTACGTGAGATAGAACGCTGTCACAAATTGCTGGAACAGGATCAACATCCTGTGGAGCACGACAAGCAACTGAGAAATGCAGCTCGCCTGATGAGCAACAGTGAACTCAACAAAGAAGATCTGTCAGCAGACGAGATCTACGACATGCTGATTAAAATGAGTGAAGACGAAGTCAAAAAGAAGATAGGTTTCTGGGCTATGCCACTTCCAGATTCAGATACCATAAATACTACTAAGACATACACAACAAAGCCCAGGCGGTAATAATGACAGACACGAAAGAATTAAGTTGCAATTTTTGCGGAAAGTTTCGAGATCAGGTGGATAAACTGGTAGCAGGTCCTGGTGTCTACATCTGTAACGAATGTATTTCCATATCATATAAAATTATTGATCAGGAAACTTCAGTACCTACTGAATCAAACTTCGATATCCCCAGCCCACAGGAAATTAAAAACAAATTTGACGAGTATATAACTGGGCACCAGCAAGTAAAAGAAATGCTCAGTGTTAGTGCATACAACCACTATAAAAAAATTAAATTTGCTGACAATGGCATGCCGCTGGATAAGAGTAATATATTGCTAATAGGGCCTACTGGTACAGGCAAGACTCTGTTTGCTAAAACTCTGGCAAACATGATGCAAGTGCCTTTTGCTATTGCGGATGCAACCACACTCACAGAAAGTGGTTATGTGGGTGAAGATGTAGACAGTGTGCTGGAAAGACTTCTGAGTGCAAGTGATTACAATCTGGAAATGGCGCAACGTGGTATAATTTACATAGATGAAATAGACAAAAAGGCCAAACGCAGTGACACTGGCGCTAACACCAGAGATATCAGTGGCGAAGGTGTACAGCAAGCATTGCTCAGATTGATTGAAGGCACAGTAAGTAAAATAAAAATCAGCGCACAAAAATATGGTGACGAGTTTGTGGAATTCGATACCAGTAATGTATTATTCATTGTGGGCGGTGCTTTTGTGGGAATCGAAAAAACCGTGCAGGAAAGAATTACCCGTAGCTCTAGCATAGGATTTGGTGCGAAAATTTCTTCCAGATCTAAAGATTTTGACATCACTGATAAATTGATTTCAGATGATGTGGTAAAGTATGGATTGATACCAGAACTTGTGGGCAGACTACCCATTATTGGTGTACTGGAAAATCTTACTAAAGAACATCTACTTACCATTTTAATGAATATCAAACACAACGTGATTGATCAGACCAAACAACTACTGGAAATGGACGACATACAAATAAATTTTGGCGATGAATACCTGGAAACCTGTGCAGAGTTGGCTATAGAAAAAAAGCTGGGCGCCAGAGCATTAAAAAGCATTGTGGAAGAAAGCATGATTAATTTGATGTTTAGAGCACCCGAACTCAGAAAAGCAGGTGTGGTTGCCATATGCCTGGATAAATATCCCAACAAGCCAGACAATAAACCCAGATTGGTTTATGAGAACGGCGATCAGGAAACTGACACACACTACAGACTCTACAGAGGAGAGAATGAAAAAATATCATAATGGTCCTGTAATACAGGGTGCAAAGGTTTACGTTAAAAATGATGACGTAAATGGTGCCCTGAGAAAACTCAAAAAGATACTGGAAGGTGCAGATAGACAAAAAGAGCTCAGCAAGCGTGAGTATTTTGAAAAGCCCAGTATTACCAGAAAACGCAACAAAGCCGCCGCCAAAAAACGCTCCCAAAAAGCAGAACGTCAGCGCCAATCTACAGGTGTTGCAAACAAAATCACTGGCGTAAAGTGGATGAAAAGCAAACGTAAGCGCAGACGTATACTGGATGCCGAAACAGCATTGACTTCTTATAAGCGAGGAAAATAATGAAGATAGTGATGGTTAGTGGAGGGTTTGATCCTATCCACAGTGGTCACATCGCCTATTTTGAATCTGCCAGGGAACTGGGAGATATTCTGGTAGTGGGTGTGAACTCAGATGCTTGGCTGGAACGTAAGAAAGGCCGCAGTTTCATGCCGCAAACCGAACGCAGTGCCATTGTGGAAAATTTGCAAATGGTGGACAACGTGGTGTGCATGACAGATGATATGGATGCAGACGGAAGTGCAAGTGAATTTATATTGAGTGTGCTAAACAAGTATCAGAAAGAACCAGATATTGAATTTGTATTTGCCAATGGTGGTGATCGCACATCAGACAACATTCCGGAAATGAATATCAAAGATAGCCGTTTGACATTTGCGTTTGGTGTTGGCGGTGAAGACAAAAAGAACAGCTCTAGTTGGATATTACGTGAATGGAAGCACACTGTGGAAAAGCGGGTGTGGGGAGAATTCATAGACTTGTTCCAGGACGATGCTGTGAGAGTAAAAGAACTGGTGATTCAGCCAGGACAGGGAATCAGTTATCAACGCCACTTTAAACGTTCAGAAATCTGGTTTGTGAGCAAGGGTGTTATCAACGTTAAACATTCTATTGGCGACCCTGACAATTACAGAATACACACACTGAAAGCAGATGACCAGATTCACATCAAAGAAGGTCAGTGGCACCAAGCATATAACCCATTTTACGAACCTGCACACATCATTGAGATACAGTACGGTTCACAAACATCAGAAGACGACATAGAGAGATTGGAATATTATGAAAGCAGCAATGATACACGCACTGCGCAAGCGTTTTGAAGGCGAAATTGCCAGCGCACAAATGAATGTGGAAGTATATCTGCAAAATCCTACAGGTATTGGCGAGCATCCTGATATTGTGGAAGCAGTTGAGCAGGAACTTGCTAAGTTAGCAGAAGCAGACGAAAAACTGGAAACACTAAACAAATACTTCGGCTGATAAATAACAGTATGGGACACCTGGAAGAAGAAGGATTCACATACTGGCAACATTTACAACGTGCATGGACGTTGAGCTTTGTGTGTTTCGTCCATGGATTATTCCCTTTTATATGGAAACACAAAGCAACGGAGATAATTAACAGCAAATGGCCTATTCAGAAAAGGTACTAGATCACTATGAGAATCCCAGGAATGTTGGAAAAATGGACGAAACTCAACCCGATGTTGGCACCGGGATGGTTGGAGCGCCAGCTTGCGGAGACGTCATGCGACTTCAAATACAAGTCGGAGATGACGGAATTATTAAGGACGCTAAATTCAAAACTTACGGATGCGGCAGTGCAATTGCTTCTAGCTCACTACTCACAGAATGGGTTCGAGGAAAAACCCTTGACCAAGCAGGAGAAATCCGCAATACACAAATTGCTGAAGAACTGGCATTACCGCCAGTAAAAATACATTGCAGTGTGCTAGCAGAAGACGCAATTAAGGCCGCAATCAATGACTACAAGCGTAAGCACTCATGATCACAGTTGTACCAAAAGCCGCACACTGGGTAAAAAGCCAGTTGGAAAGCCGTGGCAGAGGCTTGGGTATTCGCCTGGGTGTGAAAACTGCTGGCTGTTCAGGATTCAAGTATGTGTTGGAATTTGTGGACACACCAGAGGAATCAGATCATGTGTTTGAGCAACACGGTGTAAACTTCTATGTGGATCCAAAAAGTCTGTTAGCACTGGACGGCATGGAAGTGCAGTACAAAATCGAAGGCATTAACGAAGGCCTGGACTTCGTTAACCCAAATGTCACAGGTTCCTGTGGCTGTGGCGAAAGTTTCGCTGTATAATCAATAACTTATAACTATTGACAAATTTACAGAAACTTGTATAATATAAAAGTTACTGTAATTTTAGGGTATATTGATATGACTATGCACATGATTCAGGGCGTTAACACGCTAAACACTCGCAAGCGCAAGCCCAAGATGACCAAAGGCAACATGCAACGCTGGGCGCAGGAAATGCAACAGTATAACAAACGTGCTCGTCAGCAAGGTGATCAACAGCTCACACTGGACGAGTATATTGACTATGTGCATGGCAAAGGCTTGCCCAAGAAGCGCAAACAGGAGTTTCAAGCATATCAGGGCAACACAAATGTAAACTATCGCAGTACTAGTCACATTCCCAGTGCTGACATGGCAAAAACGTCAATGACAGCCGCCAAGCAAGAGCCCATGCAGTACAGCGGTGAACGCAAACTGATGGGCATTGCCACTATGCACAAGAGCAACATGGTGCCAGTGTTTGAAGAGGACGATGGCAGCAAACAATACGCAAAAGATCTTGCACGTATGAGGAGAAATTAATGGTGTACAATTATAGCTTTGGTGTTCCCAGAGCTAATCGATTGGAATACTTAAAGGCTGCAACCAGTACAGACAGCGTGAAAGGTTTGAGAATTCTGGATTGGGGTGGTAACAATGGCAATTTGTTACGAGATGGTTTAGAAACTGGGGAAATGTTTGAACATGATTATACGTGTATTGACGTAGATACAGATGTAATATCTGAATGTCGTGAAAAACATCCTGATGCAAACTGGATAATTAGACCTGTAACACACCCTGTGTACAATATGCACCAGGCCGATCAGGATATAGACTTTGAGCCTCACCTGAACAAATATGATATTGTTTTTGCATACAGTGTTTATACTCACGACATATGGGAAAAAATGGAACATGATCTGGACGTAATGTATGCAATGACTCGCCCTGGAGGCAAAGTTTGTTTTACATTTATTGATCCTGAAGTTGCACATGTATTCAGAATAAAGCGCATCAGAGAATATGGTGAAAGTGTACCAGAGGACTCTTTTAAAGACATCAAAGACTGGATGTATTTCATAAACAACGATACACTTACCAAAAGTTATGAGCGTGAACTGGATTGTGATTATTTTATTGCAATTTTTAACACTGATTGGATTATGAAAAAGATCACAAAACGCTGGGCCCAATGCCAATTATACAAACCAGATCTCACTAAAATTCAGGATTGGGCAACTGAAGCCTGGCAACCCAGCATAGTAATACATAAGCCTTATGACTGACAAAACCAGAAAGCAACCACCAGTACCAGAAAACTGGCAGACTCTGTTAACTGAACAACAGTTACTCAGCTTACAGGGATTGACAAATTTTGGATGGTATGTGTATTTTATCAGACGTCCCATGTTTCTGGAAAGCACAGTGGTATTAAAGCACGATTCTCTGGGATATCGTGTGTTAGAAGACGATGGATTTTTTGACAAACCTTTTTACGATTTAAGAGACGAAGACTTTGAGTAGTAAAACAGACGAAATCAGAGAAGAAGCCAAGGAGCAGGTGAAAGACAGCGCAATGAGCGAGAGTGGCAAAAAGGCCATGCAGTTCATGTCTGAAAGAAATCGCTTGCGCCAAGAGCTACAGGAAATGGAGACTCTGGTTGAAGAACTCAGTCCTGTAACCAGCACTGGTAAGAGCGATGAATACGTAAAATGGATTGCCACTGTGCTGGCTATTAGTGGCGTGTTCATGATTAGTGCTGAAATGGGCACCATAGGGCAGATATGCTACATGCTGAGTTCAGTGTGTTGGGTGTACGTTGGAGCTAGCTGGAATGACAAGGCTATCATGATTGGCAGCGCAATCACTGGCACCAGCGTGGCAATGAATTTAACCAAATATTTAATCACATAGTGTTTTATGTGATAAATAAAATCGTAGATAAGATGTTTTATGCCAACAGGGTAAAGCATGGTCTACTAGTAAACTTGCTTAATAAAAGGAGATTACCATGACAAGCAAACAATTACGTATCACTTCTGATCTTTTAAACTCACCACTATATAAAATGAGCGTCGGCTTTGACAGTCTTTTCAATGACTTCTTTGCAGCCAATCCTGCGATTGCTAACACTGGCGGATATCCTCCGTACAATGTTGCACGTATCACTGACGCTGACGAAAATGTTTCCTATGAAATCACATTCGCATGTGCTGGTTTCTCAGAGGATGACATCGAAGTCACAGTTGAAAACAATCAACTGATCGTGAAGGGTAACAGTGGTGTACTTGCTGAAGAAGCAGGAACCACAGTGGACTTCATCCACAAGGGCATTGCAGAGCGCAACTTTGAGCGCAAATTTAAACTTGCTGACAATGTTGTAGTCAGCGATGCAACCCTGAAAGATGGCATCCTCAAGGTGAAGTTTAATCAGGTTATTCCTGAAGAGCTGAAGCCAAAGCGTATTGCTATCAACACAAAGTAAAAAACCCTGGGGGCTTCGGCCCCCTTTCGAGGACAACATGCCACAGACACAGACAAAAGCAAAAACTCAGGTTCAATTAAAGTATCCTAATCGTTATCGTGTAATTATTTTCAACGACGATACTACTCCCATGGAGTTCGTTATTCAAATATTGATTGAAATATTTAACAAAGATATTGAATCAGCAACAGAATTAACCATGGAAGTTCATACAAAAGGAAAAGCCACTGCTGGAATTTACACAGCAGAAATTGCACATGAAAAAGTAGCAGAGTCACTGAATTGTGTTCTATTGCACGGTTACCAATTGAAATTGTCCGCAGAACCCATTTAACACACACAGGAGAAAAAATGAGTAGTTTTACAATCAGGTTACCACAAGTAACCTTTAAAACCAGAGTACGCACAGAAGAATCACCAGGATTTGATTGGAAGGATGTGACCACCAGTGATTTATTTGGCAGCAAGCGTGTGGTACTTTTTAGTCTGCCAGGTGCGTTTACACCCACCTGCTCCAGCACACACCTGCCAGGATTTGAAGCTGGCTACAATAATTTAAAAAAGAAAGGCATTGACGAAGTATACTGTTTGAGTGTGAACGACAGTTTTGTTATGAATGCCTGGTTCGACCACATGGGCATCGAAAATGTCAAGCCTATCCCAGACGGCTCAGGTGAATTCACTCGCAAAATGGGTTTCCTTGTTGAGAAGGATAACTTGGGCTTTGGTATGCGTTCATGGCGTTATGCTATGATTATCAACGACGGTGTTGTTGAACAAATGTTTGTTGAGCCAGGTCAGGATGACAACGTTCCTAATGATCCATTTGTGGTCAGTGACTACGAAACAGTTTTTGAATATCTTGATCAAATGAATGGATGATATCTTAGAGCTACATTTTGATGCTAGTGAATTTGACTGGCATACTTTTTGGACACTTCAGGTTCAGAAAAAATATCCAGAAGTAGAAAGTCTGGAAAAGGTTCATCACTGTGTAACACCACAAAAACTGGACGAAATTTTGGCGTACTGTGTTGAGATATGCAAGACGCCAGAATTTCATCGCATGGTTGATCAATATTACCACAGTATTCTGCAGGACCTGCTTCCTGCAGACTGGATGATACAAACAGTATTCAATGTGAGAACCAGTTCACCAGAATGTGCCAAACTGGGAAAAACGGTGAACTTTCATTGTGATGGCTGGACTGGTAATGGCACTGATATCAGAACAGTCTGGACGCCCATTACTGAAAGTTTTGGTAATAACAGTTTATGGTGTTCAGATTCCGAACAAAGCCATGCTGTAACCAAAAGCATGATAACAGAACAATGGGATCATGTAAAAATACATGAGCAATGCTCTGCAATCTGTAAGCCAGTTGATATACAACCAGGAAGCTGTCTGATATTTCCCACCCATTTGATTCATGGTGGTGTGTACAATGATACTGATCATACCAGATGGAGTATGGATGGCAGAATATTGTTAAAGGGCGGCAGTTACGGACGTAAAACGCCAGGTGGTTATTTTAGATTTCCAGGAACTTCCCCTGAACAACATAATCTGAAATTACCTGATATCTCCTGGGGAATTTATGCATCAGAGTGCTCAAAATATTCTGCAGAAATACCACAAGGTATACAACGCAACACCATCAAATCACTTATTCAAAGTCACAATCTGGACATTGTGCATTATGGACTTTATGACAGTGATGGGTTTACCTGGATGCCTTTTCTCAGAGAAGTTGCAGATGCCGATCACGGTGTACAGGGAATACTGATGCTCAGTGTCTTTTGTCTACCAGATAATGATGTAATAAGAAATAAATTCTTGTCTGATATAGTTCAGAATAACAAAAAAATATATTTTGTGAATGAACAATTCCTTTTTCAGACAGATATAGATTTAGAATATGTAAATAAGTTATACGAATACAATTAAACAAGGAGCAAACAATGAAGAAGTTAACCATAACTCTTTTAATGCTACTTGGGGGATGCGTTACAGCAGAAGCAGAGAAAGATGTAAACCGTGGAATGTGCACAAAGTTTATGCCCGTTCCAGATAAAAAAATAGAATGCGCAGGCGGTCGTGGTGTTGCACCACAGATCTGCGTGGAGAAAACTGTCATAAAACAATTTTGTGTGAGGTATGAAAAACTGTGAAACTTGATTACAAAGGCGTGGGTACAATAGGCTTTACCTGTAGCACATTTGATTTGCTACACGCAGGCCATATAACAATGCTGGAAGAAGCCAAGCGCCACTGTGATTATCTGATTGTGGGCTTACAAACCGACCCCACAATTGATCGCCCTGACAGTAAGAATCCACCTGTGCAAAGCATTGTGGAACGACAAATACAATTAAGTGCTGTAAAGTATGTGGACGAGATTGTGATCTACACCACAGAACAAGACCTGATTGACCTGCTGCTCACACTGCCTATTAACATCAGAATACTGGGCGACGAATACAAGCACAAGGATTTCACAGGTAAAGATATTTGTAAACAGCGTAATATCAAATTGATCTACAACGGTAGAGATCACAGTTTTAGTAGTACCAGTTTGAGAAAGCGTGTTGCTGAGTTGACTGAATTATGATTAAAGAACTTGGACTTGACGAACATTTAATATGGAGAATTAATGGTCTGGATGTGCACTATGACCGTTCAGTTGATGGTGGCGGCAGTACATTCGGAAGAGAATTTATCCCATATATCAAAGAACGGTATCCTGATAGAGTGTTTGATCATGCGCTAGAATGGTGTGCCGGCCCAGGCTTTATAGGTTTTGGTTTATTACAGACTGGACTGTGTAACCATATCCATCTATTAGAAAAACATGCACCAGCAGTAGAAATGCTTAATAGGTCAAAAAGCACTGCCCAAGATCCTGAAAAAGTTCATATATACCATACTAACACTCCCAAAAACATTCCTGTTGGTGAAAAATTTGATTTAGTTGTGGGTAATCCCCCTTGGTTCAAAAATAAAACATTGATGAAAACTATGGTTAACCCTTTACATTTTAATGAAGATAATGTCAGAATCTGTGTGGATCAAGATTGGACAGCTCATGCTGAATTTTTTAAACACATTAAAAACTATCTTTCTACTGATGGGGTGATATTGTTGAGTCAGTGTGAAACAGGATCACCACTAAGAGAAGAAGAATTCAGGGACATGATTGAACAAGCAGGACTGAAAATCATAAGTGTGAATAATTCTAACAATCACTATAACAAAAACGCACCATTACAGATGTATTATATCGAAATAACACATGCATTTAATGAATAATATGACACCTGAAAAAATATTAAAAGCCCAAAACGTCTGGAATATGGCCAAGTATGTTTATTATCATACTGAAAAAAAACTTATGCATCACCCTGTTTACAAGGTAGGATATAAATCCTTTTGGCACACACTTTTTGGAAATAAAGCATGGGTAGAACTTAACCATTTAGCCACACAGGATACCACGGAACCATTTGTGATAAGCAACAACTGGATAATAATTGCTCCTTTAAAAAATCCAGATGTATATAAAACATATTTGTCAGAAACACAAAGGCATATAGCATTTGTTAGAAATCCACTACAAAAAGTTTATTCAGGATTAATAGAGGAGAGTCGACTGCACATGAGCTCTCCTTATATGAGACACAGACCGTTATTACATGATTTTTCAGATATTTCTGTATCAAAATTGTTAAATATGCCTGATGATGTATTCGCCGATCAATATCTTTTCGCTCTATTGGTTAGTAGTCATTGTACTCCACAATTTTACTATGTAGAGGATCTCCAGGATACTTATATCCCCATGGAAACAGAACTGTACGACTTGAGCACTATGTCCTCAGTTATGGCAGAATTGTTTCCAGAACATGAACAATATGCAGAAAGAGCATTAACTATTAAAAATACCACAGCAGGCGACCCATTGAAGGAAGTTTTCCAGTACAAACTGGAGCAGGCGCTTAAAAAAGATCAGGACTTAAAGGGTTATTTGCGTTCCTGGGTTGCATGTGACTATGAAAGATTACTAGCAGATCCCCGTGTTAGTCATTTAGCAAAAGATTGACAAATCTATCATAGTACCATACAATAGTATTTGGAGGTGTTTATGTTTTTAAAATTACTTGAACGTATGGGCCGCAAGCGGGTAATACTGGATCGCTACAGTGACGAGCCATACCTAACCAGATACTACTTGTTTTTAAAGGATCGCAAGTGGTTTCCGTTTAACATATTCCTTCACAATTTTCACAAAGGAGACCTAGATGACTTACATGATCATCCTTGGCCTTATTGCACTATTCTTCTCAGGGGTGGTTACTGGGAGCATACTGCAGATGGCAAAAGAACCTGGCGAAAGGCCGGGACTATCAGGTGCGCTGGCAGTAGGAGCCTTCACCGTATTGAGCTGGAGCCTGGTGTTGATACTTGGAGCCTGTTTATACCAGGTCCTACAGTACGTGAGTGGGGCTTTATAGATCAGGGCAAATGGAAACAATGGGAACAATACCTAGAGGAGAAGTATAATGGCTGACAAATATTCTTGGGGCCGTATCCACAAAACTGAAGAGTTCTACGAAACTCAGATCATTTCAGACGTTATAGAAAATGTACTAGAGTATTTTGAAGTGGAAGAAATCGAAATGCTCACAGAGGATCAGATTGAACAGGTCAGAAGTTTCCGTGAGGAACTGAACGAATACAGTGTGATGCAGATTGGCTACAGTGACCTAATCAATATCTGGGAAAGCGCACAGTGAGCGAAGATAAACTTATCACAGATCGTGCCAAGTGGGAAGAACAACACCATAAAGAGTTCGATTACCAGCAAAAGAACAAACTGTGTTTGGAGTGTGGCGAAGCAGATGGCCGCCACACCTACACCTGTATCTATTATGACCGGGATACTGAATGATTGTGTGCATCTGCAAAGGGCTCACTGAACGCACCATCAAAGAGATGCTGGAATACACAGACTTTAAAGGCATCAAGCAAATGACTGGTGCATGTACTCAGTGCTGTAAATGCAAAGAAGAGTTTGAAAGGATTTTAACTGAATATGAAACCTAAATTTATATCAGCATACATGGATGTAGCAGAACGATTCGCACAACTAAGCACAGCAACTCGTGCCAAAGTGGGTGCAATCATTGTGAAAGACAATCGTATCATCAGCATTGGCTACAATGGAATGCCCAGTGGCTGGACCAACGAGTGTGAGCACAAAGAGTATATGCCTGTGGATGCAGGCGGCTGGCTTGACGCTGAGGATATCTTAGAGCAATGGCCATACACAGAAGAAGTAGAAGTTGACGACGGCGAGTTTGTTAAAGGCCCTGATCATGAGGACAGGCCTGGTGTGTTTAATCCTGGTAAATGGACACCAAATGGAAAGAAGAAGGTTCGCACACGCCGTTATCGTATGAAAAGCAATCCAGAGGTGCTACATGCTGAGACCAACGCCCTCGCTAAAGTAGCACGTAGCCCAGAAAGTGCTGAGGGTGCCACACTGTTTTGTACACACTTGCCCTGTATAGACTGCGCAAAGCTGATCTACCAGAGCGGCATTAGCGAAGTGTATTACAGAGTAGAATATCAAGCAGCCAAAGGCGTAGGCAAAGAGTTCTTGGAAAAAAGTGGAGTCATAGTACAGAATGTATGAGCAGGCAAAAGGTGCTAACACACCAGGAGAACGTTATGCAATCTGTGTGCAGTGTCCCTTTTTTGTGAAGCAAACCACACAATGCCGGAAATGCTGGTGCATCATGAAACTCAAAGTGAAAGTCAGAAGTGCACAGTGTCCCGTGGGCAAATGGGGTAAAATTAAATGACTGTGTATTTTTGCGAGAAATCTATTAACAACATGAGCATAATAGATGATCTGCAAGACTGTGAAATTATAGTACCTTTTACTGATCATCCGATAACAGCATTTGAAAATTTAAAACAATCTTTGCTTAACGAACAGGATTTGATATTTTACTTGTGTAAGCAATATGAACAACCGGATGAAAAAAATGTCAGAATTATAGATTATTTTTTACTAAAAGAATATTTGTACACACGACACCATGACCATAACACAGCATGGAATCCACATGCTCAACAGGCCTTGTTGATTTTTGGTAAAATATATCGGGAACATCGTTTTGATGTATTACGTAATTTAATACATTCTGGTACACTGACTACAGAAAATTATAATTGGAGTTTGGGCTTATACGATATTCAGCAAAACACGTCAGTATATAATAAAAATCTAAATCGCATTCAGAACAGTGATTTGGATTTTGATCAGATTAATCAGTTGTGTAGAAATTTAGAAGCAGACGATGATCAATATTGGGGATTTAGTGGCTATCCATACAGCACAGATGTTTACAAAGATGCTCTTTACAATGTGGTGATGGAAACATATGTACAAGAGCCCAATTGTTTGATTTCAGAAAAAACCTGGAAAAGCATATCAAATCACACACCATTTATCAGTGTGGTTTCTGAATGGCAGATGCAGGAATTGCATTCACAAGGCTTTCACACTTTCACAGAGTATTATCTGAAGCCAGGCGAACAGTATTGTGTAGAAACTATTAGTAAAAATTTTTCAGAATACTCAGAACGATTTCGTGCCAATATACTGAATAACACCAGCGAAATTTCTGATAAAGTAGAGCACAACTATGAAAATTTTATCAGATTAGCTAAACTGGAACAACAAAAACATCAGGATCTGTTTACAACTCCCATATATTTTAGACACAAAAATGACAAGTTAACCAGAGCAGACTATCCAAACTTTTTCTTTCACAACGAAGTTTATGATTTTGGCAGATCCATCATCACAACCACTTCGCATGAGGAATAAATGAAAAAAATAACCACATTTTATCATTACTGGATACCAGATGACTTCAGAGCACTGTTCTGGTATTGGTGGATGGACGAACAACTGGAAGCCATTAAGCAAAGCAAACTGTACCAGGTTTCAGATATACACATGCATATCTGTATGCCGGTTTACTGGAATATTGACCCCAGAGGTATACAGTTTCAGGCTAACAAAACACTTGAGCCCATTCTGTTCAGGGACAAAGTGGAAGAATACATACGTTATAAGTATCCCTGGGTAAAAACCACATATCACGACCTCACACCAGAACATCAGTTTGAGGGGCACACGCTGGTGCCACTCTGGGAACATGCCAAACAGAACCCTGATCAGTATGTGGTATATGTGCATGCCAAAGGTGTGTGCAGTAGCAGCCCACAGGTGAAAATGTGGCGTGAGGCATTAAACACAGAAATGATCACTAAGTGGCCTGAAAGAGTGGCTGATATGTCAGATACACAAGTGTTGGCCGTAAAGGATAGCACGGTCAGAATAGATGCCACACAGTTTTGGACACATGCTAGCGGGAATTTCTTTTGGGCTAATACTGATTATATCGCCAGTTTACAGAAGCCCATATACCCAGACAGATATGATTATGAACGCTGGATCACTTCTAGGGCACCAGAAATGAAATTTGTGCTAGATACTAATACAGATCATTTTTCAGATTATTATGGAGATTAAATGGCAAACGAAAGAATAGTTAAAGAATTGACTACCAGGGGTGGTGCTCACGGTATTTCAGGTGGGAGTATCGATAATCTGGACAACTATACAGATGAAGTTGTAAATAAATGCATAGAAGTTGTTAGTAGGGTATTAAAGGATAAGCCAAAACTCAGAAACAGAGTAGTGAACGCAATAAAAAATTATTTTGCAGGCTAAAGGATCAGCAGATGAAAAAAAGTTTAACACAGATGACCAAAGCAGAATTGCTGGAAGTCATCACAGAAAAAAATGTAATTATTGCAGATCTTAATGCAAAAATAGATGAATTAGAGGGAATGGCAGTGAGTAGTCAGGCAATTCCACTTGACGCAGATGCTAGTCGTATGTTATCATTGATGAATCAACGTATTAAGGCACTGGAAGAAAAGCACAATGAGTAATAAAGTTTTTGTGTATGGCACTCTGCAAAGTGGTAACAGCCAACGTGGGCTTTGCCAGTTTGGTGAGGAACTTGCACAGTTTGTGGGCAAAGCACACACTACAGAAAGCCAATTTGGCATGCTGAACCTGGGTGCTTTCCCAGGCGTGATCATGGGCGGAGTCTACGATGTGTCGGGTGAAGTGTGGGAAGTCACTGACGATTGTATGGAACAGTTGGACTGGATTGAAGGATACCCTGAATTTTACAGCCGCAGACTAACTGAGACCACACAAGGCACTGCCTGGATGTACTATCTTAAATCACCAGACCGTTATGGATCAGAAGCAGTTACCTCAGGCAATCATGGAGTACTGGAATGGTCAGGAATTCATACCTAAACACAATCACAGGTGCAAGTGTTAAGGAAATTCAACAAGCCATTGAACCACACAAGCATCAGATTACCACACAAACATTTTTAAAAATATCACCAGATATTCACGTAGGTTTAGAGACAGCCTGTAGAAATTTTATGAAAAATATTGGGCTGATAGATTTTTATAGTCACACAGATTTTGGTGCCTTGCCACCTGGCGGTAAACTGGATATTCATATAGATACGAATGATAGCGGAAGAGAGTACACAGTTTTGTGTGGCCTTTTCGGCCATTCGGAAATGGAATGGATAACCTATCAGATGCTTCAGGATGACAAATATAAAAAGATATTACCATTAGACGAAAACAGAGTATATGAGTACTACGATCCTGAAGGCATTGTTGACATTACGGCACAACAAAATTTGCAAGAAGTTTTTATTTCAAGCACAGATTATCCGCATACAGTTCATAATAATTCCTTGACAGACTGGGGGTATTTTGTTACAATGAGATTGTTACCAATTTTCAGGAATGTTAGACATGAATATGGATTTTAAAAGAATTGCATTGTTTATATCAATTTCACTGTTTGTTCCAGGTTGTGCTGGTACACCAGTGGGTGGCAGTGATAAGCCCACAGTACCCAACAGTGGTGATGCCAGAAAAGCGTGTCCTACCACAACAGGCGTAGTGATTAACGTAACTGAAGTAACTATCCAGGGCAACGTGGAAGCCGCACAGGGTGTTGGTGCCGCTATTGGTGGTTACGCAGGACATGAAGCCGCAGGAGATAATGATGTAGCCAAAGTGTTTGGTGCCGTAGCAGGAGCCGCTGTGGGCACATACGCTGGCAATGCAGTGGGCAACGCCACACTGAACAAATCAGGTCAGGAATTAGTTATATTGGTGGGTGATACCAGTTACACTATACTGCAAGAAACAGACGTTCGTATGGGCTTTAGCTCAGGCGACACTGTGTACGTGATTGGTAATTTATCCAGTCGTAATTACTACAACCGTGGAAGCAATACCAATTGCACAAACGGTATTCGTGTCATTAAAAAAGGAGCATGATATGACTCAGCGTGTGTTTAGGATCTCAACAGGTCGTTATGGTGGTGAATTGGCTGTGGGCCGTGTGTCTGCAGATTTTGTGGACTACTGGCGTGAGCGAGTGGAAGAAGATGGAGATGGCGATCTGATCGAACATATCCTGGGTGTGGAGCATGACGATGAGGACATGCGTGACTCAGACAGTCCTGAAATTGCTGAGGACTTTTATGGTTGGTTTGAATGCGACGACAAAGAGCACCTGAACGGTCCTTATGCAGATAATTCTTACTTTGTGCAGGAAGTTGAACTGCATCCAGATGCTGTGATTGAATACGGCGCAGTGTGCTGGAAGGAAGGCATTGACCATGACTACAGCGTGAGCAAATTTGAAGAAGTTGGTGAGGAGTCTGAAGCACAGGATTACGAGAATCATTTGTACAGTCGTGAGTGCTATAGCACAGATCCAGATTCGGATCACCTGGGCGACGATGTGGAACTGGAACCAGTGTTGTTCTTCCACAGTTCAGAAAAAGGTGGCTTTGGCGAAGTGTTTGTGGTCACAGACGGTGCAGACTTTGATCCTGATCTGTTTGCTATTGGTGCTTGTGAAACTGATCTGGGCACTATCATTGACAGTTACTGGTATGATGGCAGGCAACTGGAAGTGGACTGGGACTATGCAGACACAACTGGCAAGGGTTATTATGCCACAGTGGGCTATATGAATCCCAAGTGGCATGACAGTTTAGACCAGTATGCACCTGACAGTGACAACATCAAAGAGTTGCTGGAAGAACTTGCTGACAGTGTGGCTTGGGTCAAAGAGCAACGTGAGGCTGAGCCTGCATGAAGCCAGGCCCCACAGACGCACATTACTCTGCTTGGCAACAAACATTTGTTTTTTTGCCTAAAACAACACTGAGTAAGGAACGTGTGTGGGGCTGGTGCTGGAGACGCAAGCGAACAATACCCTGGACACCGCCACAGTATCCACCTGACGCATGGAATCGTTGGGAGTATGAAACTGAGGCTGGTGTTATCCAGCGAGCACTAGAGGGAAAAGATGCGAATTGAACGTGATATAAAATTGGACTATTCAGATGTGCTGTTCCGTCCCAAACGTAGCACAATGGGCAGTCGTTCAGAAGTTGATTTGGTAAGACAATACACATTCAGAAATGTAAATCCTGACTTCCCTGATAACATTCGCAGAGATGATTTTTCAGGTATTCCCATTATGGCAGCCAACATGGATGGTGTTGGCACTGTGAAAATGGCTAACGCACTTGCTGAACATGGAATGTTTACCTGTTTGGCAAAAGGCACTCCACTAGAGTTGCTGGGCGGTGTTAAAGACTGGAGACTCACAGCCGTTAGTTCTGGTATTACTGCTGAGGACAGACAGAGCTTGGATATCAAACTCAGAAAGTATCCTGAAATTCGATTCGTGTGCTTGGATGTGGCAAATGGATATTCAGAAAGGTTCTTGGACTTCGTAGCAGACTTTCGTGAGCGTTATCCAGAAAAAATTATAATTGCAGGCAATGTGGTTACGCCTGATGTTACAGAGGAGTTAATTTTACGTGGAGCAGATATTGTCAAAGTGGGCATTGGTCCTGGTAGTGTGTGTACTACTCGCATTAAAACAGGTGTGGGCTATCCTCAGCTCTCAGCAGTCATTGAGTGTGCCGACGCTGCTCATGGACTTGGTGGTCATATCATTGCTGATGGGGGCTGTAGTTGCCCTGGAGATGTAGCAAAGGCTTTCGGAGCAGGTGCAGACTTTGTGATGCTGGGAGGCATGCTTGCAGGAACTGATCAAGGCGGGGGTCAGGTAGTTAATCGTCTGGGCAATCCGCTGAAGGATGCTTACGGAGAAGTTACTAGTAAGCCTAGCAGTGCAACTGAAAAAGCATATGTACAATTTTATGGCATGAGTTCAAATGCCGCACAGGAGAAGCATGGTGGAAGAAAAGAATACAGAGCAAGCGAAGGAAGAACTGTTCGTATACCGTATAGGGGCGATGTTCACGCCATCGTGGGAGACATTCTGGGTGGTATCCGTAGCACTTGTACTTACGTGGGCGCAAAGCGGCTGAAGGATCTCAGCAAGTGCACAACCTTTATACAGGTAAACAACGGCAAGCAACACAACACAGTGTTTGAATCAAACACCACTGGAGATTAAATGATAGACGGAGCTAAAACAAAGGATGTGGTAGCATCAGGTATCAATCATGCTGAAAAAGCATTATTGCTTTTCATTGTGTTTGGCACTATCTGGGCTGCTGGCATGGATATTATAAAAATGTTCACCAGTCAGGGACAAATGGCATTAGCAGATTTATTCCTGTTGTTCATTTATGCAGAAATACTGGGCATGGTGGGTGCCTTTTACAAAGACCATCGTATCCCTGTAACACTGCCACTGATCATTGCAATGACTGCGCTAACCAGAATGATTGTGCTACAAACCAAGGGCACAGATGCTGTTAACATAATCTACGAAAGCCTGGGTATTTTTATACTGGCAATCAGTGCATACGTGATGAGCATGAAAGACATGATCAGCCTCAAAAAGATTTCACTCAGGAAGGAAGATGACAACAATAATTGATGAAATAATGCGGTACAACCGTGAACCGGTATTAAGTGAGTTTTTTGAAACCAGACTCAAAGAGCTTATCTCATACGGACTGTATCCTAATGCTATTCCAGAAATGAGCAGAAAGATATCCAGTTATCTGTTCAAATATAAACACGATAATAACATAGATACGGTTGTTATTGGAATGAGTGGCGGTATTGATAGTGCTCTGACTGCGGCATTGTTTAAAGAGGCAGGGTATACTGTTAGAGGATATACAATGCCCATTGAGCAAAAACCCACAGAAACTGCTCGAGGCATCGAAGCATGTAATGCACTAGGTATTGAACACCAAAACATTGATCTCAGTCTAGCATATCGGGACATGATTGATCGTTACACTAACGGTGCGCTGGATGATACACTAGCAGATGATTATATAGAATCAGCAAAACGTAGAGGTAACATTCGTGCTCGTTTGCGAATGATGACACTGTATAACCAGGCCAGTAAGTACAGCGGATTTGTTGCTAGTACAGATAATTTCAGTGAACTGGCGGCAGGCTTCTGGACACTACATGGCGATGTAGGCGATGTCGCTCCCATACAGAGTTTAACAAAGAGTTGGGAAGTACCTGCCCTGGCAGAATACATGGGCGTACCGGACAGCATCATTGAAGCAGTGCCCACAGATGGACTGGGCATCACAGACAAGGATGAGGACCAATTTGGATTCAGTTACTTGCAGTTTGATATCGCACTGTTCAGTCTATTGCAAAACTTTAATAGTGATGCAGCCACTGACAGCGACCAGAAAATAATGGGTGCTGTAAGAGATCGTATAAGTAACACAGTATTTAAGCGAACTAATCCTCTGAACTTGCCTCACCCATTATACAATGATAGATTAGAGCAACTTCAGGAATTAGACATCAGATTAAGGAGATAACATGGACGCTTTATTTTTAGTTTTGCTAGTAGTGGGATTAGGACTTGCCACTTGGTTTTTCTTACGTAACCCATCAGCAAAAGAACAGATCACTGAAGCTGTGGAAGACGCCGCAGAGTTCATTGACGATGTAGTAGAAGATGTTGTGGAAACCATCGAAGAAGTCAAAGTGGAACTGGACAAAGTAACACCCAAGCCAAAGCTACCCACCACAAAAGTGCTAGAAGGCATGACCAAAGCCAAGCTGGAAGAGACTGGTCGTGAGTATGGTGTTGAATTAGACAAGCGTATGACCAAGGCCAACATGATTAAAGATCTACGTGCTAAATACAAAAAGTTGTAATAGGGATATTACTAAACTCATCAGGGAAGATATTTAATAGAGGATGTCAATTATGGACATAAACACGTTATTAATAGCTGGGGTCGTTGCGGTTGTTGCAATAGTAGGATTCCGTGTAATTCAAGACAGAGTACGTAAAGTTAAATTTAGCAACATGCCTGAATTAAAAGCAGATCCTGAAGCAATAAAACGGTTTCAGAGCGAAGTAATTGAAGCATATGGTAAATTACCAGAAACACCTGAAGAAGTTATTGAAGCATTTCATGCATTGGGATGGAAGTTAGATATTGATATTGATAAACTACTATCAGATATCAAAAAATAGCTTTTTCGTGCCCTAGAATAAACATTTAGATAAATACAAGCGGTGAGGGTAATACCCTTCACCCTCACCTATGCTTGTAATGCAGGCTGCCCTTACCGGGGCGGTGAGTCGCTGGAATCCAGGACTTACAGTACAAGCGAGCGGTGCCGTGAGGACCGCGCAACGAAGGCTAATTAAATTAGATTCGGAGAAAATCAAATGAAAAAGAAAATAGCAATGATATTTGCTGTGTTGTTGTGGGCTGAATTTGCCTACGCAACTGATGTAATGCCCAGAGTCAGACTGGCAAAACACGAAGTAATTACCACCTCAAATAATTTAGAACATGTTACTGTAACTGCACCACGTATCAGTGATTTGGATCTGGATAATTATATGGGTTTGAGAGCCGCACTGAGTAATGTTATACTGTATCACAAATACGATGTTGTAACTGATACCTGGAAATATACAGGAACAGATACAAACGATTTTGAATACCCTACTGCAAAGTGAACAATTAAAGCCTGCTTTTTAGTGGGCTTTTCTTTCTTGCATATAAATAATCCTATATGTATGCAACTCAATTAAAAAATATAACAACCAAGCATGACTTCCTGGATTGGTGTATAGACATTGACGAGAGTTCTGCGTTTAAGCGTAGAATTAATTCCACAGAATATCGTGTAAGTCAGTGTGTTTACGGAACTTGTCTGCTTGCAGATTTTAAACATCATAAATTTAATTTATGTTATTACACAGGAAATTATATTTTTTCCAGCTTATGCCATATATTATGTGCCTATATGCAGGATAAAACTGCTGATGAAATACAAAATATCAATCTGGAAAACTTTAAAGATATACTGAATTTTTACACAGTGGAAAACAAAATAGCTTTTCAGCGTATATTGAATCACACAAAGATACTTGCAAGAAAACTCACAATGTAGTATAATAAACAAAACACAAACACAGGTAAAATAAATGAACTTTGTACCATATGTAATTGAAAAAACCAGCCAGGGCGAGCGCAGTTATGATATCTACAGCCGCTTGCTCAAAGAACGCATCATCTTTTTAAACGGGGAAGTACACGATGCTGTGAGCAATTCAATTTGTGCACAGATGCTTTTCCTGGAAGCGGAAGATCCTGATGCAGATATTTACTTCTACATCAACTCACCCGGAGGTGTTGTGACGTCAGGCATGGCAATGTATGACACCATGCAGTATATCCAGCCAGACGTCAGTACCATTGTGATGGGTCAGGCCTGTAGCATGGGCAGTTTGCTAGCACAAGCAGGTGCTCCAGGCAAGCGCAAAATGCTACCAAATGCCAGACACATGATTCACCAGCCAAGTGGTGGCGCCGGAGGACAAGCAACTGACATCCAAATTCAAGCAGAAGAAATTCTCAAAATGAAACGTAACCTCACGCAGATCTATGTGGATCACAACAGTGTGGGTAAAACATATGACGAGTTCCATGATGCCATGGAACGTGACAACTTTATGAGTGCACAAGAGGCACTGGAATTTGGTTTGGTTGATGAAATCATAAACAAGTAAATAGTAGTATGATTACTGATTTTGGATTTTTAGAATACACCTATAACCCTGTGAAATTCAGTGAAGTTGGTGTGTTTTCTGCTCTGAACGATATGGGATTCAGTCTGTTTGCAGAGCATCAGAATTCCACAGTCACAGTTTGGAACCAGGGAAGATCTTTTATACTGTTACGAAAAGATTCTGACTGTGATGTACCAGGTATATCAGGAATAGGTTTGTATACAGATCAAATACAGCCAGGATTACCACAGGACAATGCCACAGGTTTCAGTATAACATATGATCCTGAAGGTAACAGAGTGTTATTTTTTGACAGTAGCATAGCGGAAGATCAAAATTATATCAGAGCTAGTAAGACAAAAATGCCCAGCAATACATTTAAAAATATTGCTGGTGTTTCTTTGATTTCACAAAAACCAGAAACAGAAATTTTTTATCAACAGTTGGGATTTCGCAAGACAAAAAACAGACACAATGCTTGCACAATGGTGTCGTCAAGCAATGACTTCAGTATTGTTTTGTCGGAAAAAATTTCAGATAATGCAAACAACTGCATTGTGTTTGATACTCAGGATGTTTTTTATGCTACCAGTAAATTTATGTTAAACAAATTTAATTTAAAGACTTTTGATTTACCTAAAAATCAGAACTTTGGTGATCTTAATTATAAAATTCGTGGATATAATTGTCTGGCTTTCGGTAATACAGAAAGCTACAGTATAGAAAATTTATGCTTAGAGCCACTGCCTAACCTGGATATGATTTTCAGAATGAGAAAACAATTTTTACATTTGTGTCCTGAAAATCTGGAGATGCATTATGCTTGAATACTATGATCGTGTACATCAGCTCAGTGATGAAAAACTCATGGATGAAATAGAGGGACTGAACAGAAAAATTGCAAAAATGAAAAACCCCAATGCAGCTATCTATGAACAATTATTACAGATGCTGGAAATAGCACAAAGTGCATATCAGGAAAGCATGCTCAGACGCAGAGTAAAAACAGAAGACACAGTGTTAAATATTGGTGATATACAAGGAGAAGTATATCAGCCTGACTACAGCGATGAAAAATTGTTGGAAGTGTTAGTACAAGGATATGTCGGCACACATAAAAAGGAATAATAATGAAAGCAATTGATTTAACCAAAACTATACCAGTTAACATCATGTTGTTTAACAACAATACTCTGGAATCACTAAATCTGGATCTGAGTTTTACGTTAGCAACAACAGCAATCAGTGAATCACAAAAGGACCTGGATCAGGCCAGACTGGATCAGAATGTGAGTTTCACTAAAATAGTGACATTCATAGACTGTGTGATCAAAGACAGCGTTGTGTATTCCAGACAAGACACAGAACTGGTAGAGCAAATTTTTGGCAGTGTGGAAAATAATTTTATTACACTGGAAGATGTGAGTGAAATGGTTTTGATTGCAGCTCTACACTGTAAATTTAATAGCTTGATCAGTGAAAACAGCATGGTAAGCACAGTCACAATGAAAGAAAAAATTCAGGACATGCAATTTAATTATACTTTTATGGATGAAGGTGAAGGTTATACAGAATTGCCCAGCAAGTCTGAATGGTGCCCTGAACTCAGTTACTGGGACGAACCCTGGTGGATGAGGGCAGACATAATCACAATAGACAGAATTGCAGAAACCCAGGAAGAATTGGAAAAATGGCGAAGCACTGATATGATAACAGTGGAAGAATCCAGCAAAGCATTATTTGACCAGATAGATCAGCAATACAAAGAAATGTTTTCAGAAGATGAGGTCAAGCAAGGCGAGCTGGTTGAAATTGATTTTGATAAGAAGCCTGGCCTCAGACTAGTTGATTGACAAAGTGTCTTATATACAGTACAATACACAGTAATATGTCTAATATACAGCACAAAATTGATGAAGCAACTGGTATAGAAATGCTATACAGGAATAGACCTTTGCGAAATGTTCCTGTGATTGAAAGTGTTGCTGAACAGTATAATCAACACTGTAACGATTTAGACTTGCTGGAACTGATAACACAAACAGAGAACAACCGTGACTTTTTGATTCCTGAATACTATAAGGAAATGGATGTGGAAGACTATATTAGAGCTCGAGCCCGGATGGAAGCTCCAGACATAGCGGCTAGAGTAGAACACGAGCTCACCCTATTCAAAGCCAGGAACCTATATCCTGTGCTACAATTAATGATATATATAGTAGACACCATGCGTAAACACAACATTGTGTGGGGTGTGGGCAGAGGCAGTAGCGTGGCCAGTTATTGTCTTTACTTGATAGGTGTGCACAAAATTGACAGCATCAAGTACAACTTAGATATTCGCGAATTTTTAAAATAGAGGAACATATGGCAACACGTAGAACAAACAGAGGTCAGATCATAGATATGGATGCAATAATTGCGTCTGCTAAACCTACCTCAAGTGCAGTTGGAAATATGGGTGTAAATGCAAAGGGCGATAAACTGGGCCCTGGCGGTCGTATTGTGCAAAAAAGTGAAGACCGTGTGAGAGATCACTATAAAAACAGTCCACGAAGTAGTAACGATAAACAGAGTCTGAAAGGTTCCATGCCTGATGCGCCTAAAACCAAGGTAGACAGAGTATCAGAACCTAAAACTGCAAAAACAGCCCGAGAAAATACCAGAGTAACACAAGAACAAGTAAGCCAAAAGCGTGAACAACTCAAACAGGAAATACAACCAGACTTACCCACAGAGCCTGCAGAGTTTGATGCACCTGACGATCTGGAACCACTGGGTTACCGTGAAGTCGAACTTCCAAATGGTGATATAGAAATGGTTCCCTACTACAAGGATGACAGTGATGGAGAGTGATGACACCACTATCCAAGTGGGTGATTTGGATTTTGATATTACAGGTATGAACAGTATCATACTGGGTGACGACATTTATACCAGTTCCAGTGAGGGCGATATTATGTTAACTGGGTTCGACGATCCCTTGGCCTCAATCGGTAACACATTTACTTGGGACACGTTGTTGGACAACCCCAGTATCAAAATAGGCAAGCATGAAATCACAGAAGAAACAGCAGAAAAACTTCAGGCTTTGCTGGACATGATTGACAGTTTAGAGAACGACAATGATCTCAAAGCATTGTTCAACACACAATTAGCATTTAACAGGATCAAGAACACAGATGAAAATCAGAGCAATTAGTGACAACATTCTATGCACAGATGCAGACTTTGGCGACTATGTGAGTGAAAGTGGCATCGTGGTTAAAAGCAATATGGGTGAAGGATCAGGAATTACGCCCAGATGGTTTAAGATTTGGGAATGTGGTCCTGAAGTACACAGAGAAATCAGTAGCCGAGTAGGCTGGTGGGTATTGGTCAGTTATGGGCGTTGGACAGAAGGTGTGGAACTGGAAGATGACCGACTGGAAGGCGGCAAAGCCAAGGTGTGGAAAGTAGATCCAGAAGCCTGTTTAGCCCTAGCAGAAACCAAAGAGAATGCATTCAATTACAATTCAGAAGCGGCCTGGAACTGATGAAATTTCCTGAATATCCTAAAACGTCAGGCATAGGCACAACAGGTGCCGCAGGATGCATTAT